TGCGGCCTTGTCTGACCTTGAGCAGGCAGCACAGGACGGAGCTGACGGAATGTCTGATGCTGGAGCTGAAGCAGAAGAGGCAGGAGCCGATGCAGAAGAGTCCGCCGTTTCCTTCGAGGAATGGGGAGAAGCTGTCAAGGTCGCTGCTGAGGCAGCGGCTGCAGCCATTGGTGCAGTTGTAGCAGCCATCGGTGCCGCTGCAGGTGCCATGGTCAACATGACACTGGAGACCGCTTCCACTGCTGACGAACTGATGACCATGAGTTCTGTCACAGGTATCGCAGTCGAGACCCTTCAGGAGATGAACTACGCATCGGAGCTCTTGGATGTATCAACCGATACGATGACAGGAGCCATGACGAAGCTCACGAAGAACATGAGTGCCGCAGCAGAAGGTTCCGAGCCGATGATGGCGAACTTCGAGGCTCTTGGTGTCTCCGTTACGGATGCAGCAGGAAATCTCCGAGACAACGAGGATGTCTTCTGGGATGCAATCGATGCACTTGGTAACATCCAGAACGAGACCGAACGAGATGCGGCTGCCATGGAGATCTTCGGCAAGAGTGCCAGGGAGCTCAATCCCCTCATCGAGGCAGGCTCCGGAGCATTTGAGGAGCTGGCTGAGGAAGCTCACGAAGTCGGCTATGTCATGAGTGACGATATGGTCGAGAGCTTTGGTGAACTCGATGATAATATGGTCCGTTTGGACAACGGTGCCCAGGCAGCAAAACAGGCACTTGGAACGGTTCTCCTTCCGATACTGACACAGCTTTCAGGTGAAGGTGTCAGCCTTCTGAATGACTTCACCAACGCAGTTCTTGAGACGAACGGAGATATTGACCAGCTTGGAGCTGTCATCGATCAGATGCTTCCACAGGTCATCGACCTTATAAACGAATATCTGCCGATGATAATTGAAATCGGAGGCACTATCATCGAGACTTTGGCACAGGCCATCATCGACAATCTCGATGTCATCCTGGCAGAAGCAATCGAAATTGTACTGACTATCACCCAGGGCATCATCGACGCTCTCCCGGAACTCCTTCCGGCGATAATCGGAGTTATAGAGCAGATCGTCACGTTCTTGATTGAAAACCTGCCGACACTCTTCCAGAGTGCCATCGACATCGTTATCACCATAGCGAATGCTATCAGCGAGAACTTGGACGAACTTATCCCTGCGGTGGTTGACTGTGTTCTTCAGATTGCAGAAACACTCACAGAGCCTGATAACCTCGAGAACCTGATAATGGCAGCACTCGAAATCATGATCGCTCTGGCCGAGGGACTTGTTGCTGCAATCCCGGAAGTGGTTGATGAGATCCCTGAGATCATCGCAAACATCATAGAAGCCTTCGCCGAATTAGGACCGGAGCTGATGGAAAATGCGAGCGAATGGGGTGCAGATATGATCGAGGGCCTCATTTCTGGTATTGAATCAATGGCGACAAGCCTTGGAAACACTATATCTGGCATAGCTTCAGACATCGATTCAGTCATCGGCTTCTCTGTTCCTGAGAAGGGGCCGCTTCATGAGTGGGCATATAACAATCCCGGTGCCGATATGATTGAACTGTTCGAGGAAGGCATGACGAAGGAGCTTCCCTCACTCGAGAAATCACTCTACCAGACCTCGCAGGTCGTATATGACGGCATGGTCGGGACGGACTATTCCGGAGCACTTGCAGGTATATCCTCACAGCTCGCTGGTATGGGCGGTAAGGGTGTCGAAGTCATCAATGTATATCTCGGTACCGGTAAGCTTGGCTCGGTCGTTGTAGGGGCACTGAACGCAGAGAACGCACGCACAGGAGGAACGGCTTGATGTTAGGTAAGTATTTAAGGATCAATTCGGTTCAGATGCCGAATCCCAATCCTGGGACATGGCAGCAGGGACTAAATCCCATCGAACACGAATATTATACAGAGAACGGCACGAGAAAGACCATTCCGACAAGGCTTGACCGCATGAGTTGGTCAGGCGAGTTTAACTGCACCAGCATGATGAAGAGCACTCTTGAAGGCTATTGCAAGCTCGCAAGAGTGACTTGCCTCATAAATGGAGATAGCTTCGACGGGACTTTGAGACTTTCAAGCCCCTCGAGGCTTGTTGAAAATACGGAACTGGTCGAAGGAACAGATGGTCTTTGGACCGTTTCTTTGGTTTTTGAGTCTTTTTAAAGGAGAAGTCGAATGTATTCAGTCAGCCAGGCATTTCTTAACGAGCTGAAACAGAATTCACGAATCGAGCATCTCCGGGGGACAGTTGGGAATATCGCTTTCACGGATGAGAATATCATCTCGGCCAATTATACGAACAGGTGCTCCGACACCAAAGAGGTCAGCTTCGGTCTGGCTTATGTCGGCCAGCTCCAGATCACTTTGGTCGATGTGAATATTCCTCGAGGCTCCTGGAAGAGATTATCAATCTCCCTCGAGTATGGTCTGGAAGTCAATCAGACCATAGAATGGATTCCAGTCGGAGTGTTCGATGTTGATTCGGCTCTGTGGACGGATCAGGGAATAAATATCACAGCTAACGACCGAATGACGAGGTTTGATAAGCAGTTCTCGGTCAATGAGGTCTCGGGTTCGGTTTATTCCTTCCTTAACTGGGCATGTCTCCAGTGTAATGTTACCCTCGGAATGACTCAGGCGGACTGTGAAGCTCTTCCGAACGGATCGGAATATCTGGGACTTTATCCCGAGTCTGATATTAAGACATTCCGTGATTTTATCGGCTGGATCTCGCAGGTGGTCGGAGGCTTTGCCACGATCAACAGAAGCGGAGCTCTTGTGGTCCGTTCCTGGGCAGATTCAACAGTCGTTGATACATTCACGGCTGCGGACAGGATCGTGGGTTCTGTCTTCTCGGATTTTGAGACCGATTACAACGGAATTTCCGTCAATGATATAGAAGAGAACACCACTCTTTATTACACGGAAGGTGAGGGAGTTACGATCAATCTTGGATCTAATCCTTTACTTCAGTATGGAACAGACGAGACCAAAAACAGGCAGAGAGGAAGGTTGATGAATATAGCTCGAGATATCGAGTTCACACCATTCTCATGTTCTCTCTTGAGTAATCCTGTTTATGATCTCGGAGATGCGATCATAATGACGGGAGGGGTGGCAGGAAGCGACGGTCTTGACTGCTGCATAATGTCAATCAACTGGACTCCGAAAGCTCTCACAGAGTTCCAGGGCTATGGTTCAGACCCTTCGCTCTCGAATGCGAAGAGCACAACAGACAAAAAACTCGATGGAAAGACCGGAGGGGGAACGAACCCGAAGGACAAGATCACTATTGTGACTTATACGAATACCGAAGCGGAGACGATCGGAGACGAGTGGGAAACGATAGCTCACATGAGAATCGGAGTCATGGAGTCCCAGACGATCAAGCTCAACGGAGTCGTTAAGTTGAACCTGACGAGTGCAGGAACTGTTTATCTCAGATATGTTCTGAATGGCACTCCGCTCCTGTTCACTCATGTCTGCCAGTTCCCTGTCGGGGAGGACACGATCACATTATTCCTTCCGATACCCATCTCGAACGAGTTCGTGAACGATATAAAGATCGATATCATGAGCGGAGACGGTGCCGGCACGATAGATGTCGGAGATGTCAACATCGCTCTGCAGGGTGCAGGTGTTACGACAGGCAACTGGGATGGATATATTGAAATTGAAGATTCCTATTCATTCCCATTTCACGCAGGTCTTGGGTTCTCCTATACAGAGACAGAGAACACCGAAATCAATCTCAGCTCATCCATTGACGAGCTGGAGGCTTCGGATTCCTATTCGTTCCCATTCCAGGCAGGAATCGGATTCTCTTATAGCGAGACGCAGAACACAAGGATCACCACAGAGGTTCAGGTGCTCAAGCTGACCACTGAGGACGGTCTGAATAATCTGACCACTGAAGATGGTCTTAATAATATTATTACGGAGGGTTAAGCCATGGCGGAAACCGATATCATTCTAAGTCAGCTGTCATCTGTTCAGGCTCTGGGAACATCACTGCTCTATGTGGCAATAGTTGACCAGAACAGCGAAAGCGGTTATTTATCCGGAAAGGTCACTGTCGAGGAGCTTTCCAACATAGTGAACAATGTCATTAACTATGCAGCTCTGAATACAACGGCAAAGAACATCCTCGGAGCCATCAACGAGCTTCAGGCAGGAGGCGGGGGGGGAGGCTCTTCCGTTTCCTGGAATCAGATCGTTCAGTCCGGCACGAAGATCGCAGAGATCACTATAAACGGAACCACGATCAATGTGTATGCTCCGACCAGTGGTGGTGGTTATACGGAAGTCACAGGTGTTCTGACAGCTGGTCAGACGACCTGCACACTTCAGGATGCTTCTATCACTTCCAGTTCCACGATAGATGTTTATACGGATGTCTTCGGAGTGAATCCGACAGCGATCAGTGTGACGACAGGATCTGTCGTCTTAACTTTTGAGGCTCAGGCTTCGAATGTAGGTGTGAAAGTGAGGGTTAGCTGATGGCTTGGTATAGATGCACTGAAGGATCAGGCGGTGGAGGTGGAGGCTCTGGAGCGATTACTTTTGGATTCCAGGCTGATGTTTCGACTGGATGGTCAGACACCAGCGGATCAGGATCGGAGAGGAACATGCTCACGATTACCGCAGCAGATGATACGACCGTTTCCTTTGGCTCTTCCGCTTCAGGAAGGACAAACTGCGGGTCTAACCATGGATATATCGCCATATATAAGAACGGAACGGAACAGAAGAAGGTCACACTTACAACCAACACCGATGTCAACCTCGGAGCGATCAGCGATGTTTCACTCTCCGCAGGTGATGTCTTAACGGTGACCTTTGGTTTCCAGGGATCTCATACGAACATAAACATGCATATGTATAATGGCGAGATTGCTATTGACGGTAATGTAAGTATCACAGGAGCTTCGAGCCTTACGAACTCCACTGTAACTATTTTGTGAGGAGGATAATCACATGATAAAAGGAAAAGTCAGACTGGATCTTTGCGATGCTCTGACGGGCAGAGTAAAGGAAAGAGTCGAGGGAAACAACACTTTCACAACTGCCATCGACAGCCTGTTGAACAAGTGCCCCTGTGGAGCTGACCGTGGGACTCTTGACGGCAATAAAGGAGTGGCTGAATCGGTTCTTGATTTAGCTCACACGGCTCTCGGAGGAGTCCTGCTGTTCCCTGATACAGTCGGAAATGGTTTGTATGAGCCTTTATCCAATCAGCCGACAGCTTATTCCAGATATGGTGGAAGAGATGAATCCGACACTAAATCAGGAAACTGGACGAATGAGTCCATACCCATTCAGAATGGTTTCAGATTCGTTCATGAATGGGGACCGACATATGGCAACGGAACAGTCAAGACGGTTTGCCTTACGAATATCTATGGAGGTGAGGCGTATGGCAGGAAGACCTCATTCACCAACAAGTGGAGATTCGATCTTCCTAACCTCGGTATAGATATCAGGCCCCTGGGGTGGTATGGCGATTATCTCTATTATGCCAATATTACGACAGGCGGATTTGACAAGGGTGCTCTGATTAGAAGAATCAAAAGGCCTTTGTATGAGCTGCTGATTAATCAGGCCACAATGCTCAATACAAACGCAGAGACGGTTTACACCAACGGCTCAACAGACGAGTATGTCGGAAGCAGAATCGGACTGGACAGTTTCGGAGGAAAACTTTTCATCCTTTATGGAGCGAACGGCAGCAATAAAAAGCTGATAACGGTTGACCTTTCCACCGGAACCCAGAGTGAGCAGACTCTTCCTGGAACATCGGCAGTCGCAAAGATCACCACAGTCGGTGGTTATACTTTTATTGTCAAGAGAGGCAATTATCTGTATTTCACCAAGGAAACAAGACCTTCTGACTCGGGTGTTGTTACGATCATCAAGATCAATCTGACCAACACGGCAGACATTGACGAAATATCAATCTCGACAGCAACTTCCCGAGGAGATCTGAGATTGATGACTGACACCAACGAGATCAACGGAGCAGGCTTCATCATCGGAACTGATGATACAGTTTACGAGACTGCTTCAAATGCTCAGCAGATCATCGGTGAAAGATATGGGGTTTGGCAGGAAGTGAAGAGCTTTGAGTCTGGTCTTGGTGGTTATGCGGACTCGTTCCAGATCAATCCCTATTATATGGCTTCGAAGTTCGTTCTTGAGGATGCGGTCACGAAGACATCAGATCTGACCATGAAGCTGGTTTACGAGGTTACACATTCATGAGCAAGATATTAAAGGTTGAGAAGGTCTACTCTCTCCCTGCAGTGGGAGAGCCTGACATCATATATATTGCACGAAGCAGAGACGACCAGGCTTATTATTGGGAGCCTTTATATGAGGATTATATACCGATCAGCTACCAGGATACGACTTGGATTTTGGAAGATAGCCAGTCAGGAGACTACACAGGTTTCTCTTCCGTTGATCTCTCTTCCATCGCACAAGAGAATCCGCACGAGATCCTCGTGACCTTCGAGATCGCTGCAGGCTCTTCCAGGAACATCACGCTCTCTGCTCATTTCGTGGTTCGCTCTGCAGAAGAGACTGCGATGCCTTCCTGGTACTACGACACGAACTACAACGGCATTCTGGCCATTGAGTTCGTCTGGACCAGTCAGATCAAGAGGGTCAAGATCATCACAGGCTGGACACAGTTCAAACAGGGCACGAGCTTTTCATCCAATGATGCAGAAATGAGGGTTTACTATCGTTAATCAATCCCACAGGGATCGATAAAAATATAAAAAAGGGGGTCATGAACATGGCACAGAAAATCAAATCATGGAACAACGGTATCGTAGAGGACCAGTCTGGATCTACTCTTCCTACCGTAAACGCAGACGACAACGGGAAGACCCTGCAGGTCGTCGATGGTCAGTGGGACAAGGGAGGTAAAATCCCAGATCCCCAGCTCCCTACACCAGCTGTAGGAGATATCGGAAAGATCGTAGGAGCTGTATCAGATGGCGAGAGCGGAGCCGAGTACGGACTTGTTGAGTTAAATCCTAAAAAGACAAATATACTTATGTATTACGTCGTACAAGGAAGCGTTTATAAGTATATGGTCAACGGCGTACTCAAGTCGCTTGAGGACTTATATAATATGCTGGTTGATAAAGGGCTCGCTGATGATCCTAATTTTTCCAACAAAATTACTTTTCAAGTAAATTGTTCGGGCGATCCTAATTTACCGGCTAATTTTACCGGTGGCTCTTTTTTCCTCGATATAGTAAGCGCCTCACTTACATCGGGAGATTATTACGGACTTTTTGTAAAGGGTAATGTCTTAACTAATCCCGAATATGTGAGCGGAAAAACTGGTATAGCAAACGTATTTGCTGATATATCATATAATCAGTGGACACAATTGGGAACTGTTACAGTTAATGTTATTGATTTTGCTACACCAGCACAAAACTAAAATAAAAACAGGAGGTAAATAAAAAATGGCACTTATAGGTTTGAAGCCTATAGGTGCCTGTTTTTTATATGGAGGTGAAACATGAATAAACAGTTCTGGATAAGTGCAGGAATCAGGGCACTTCGAACAGTCGCACAGACTGCCATCGCCACCATCGGTACCACGGCTCTTTTCGAAGAGGTTAACTGGGCAGTGGTTGGCTCGGCATCGCTCCTGGCAGGCATTCTTTCGGTCCTGACTTCCATCGCAACAGGTCTCCCTGAGGTCGGGGAGGTTAAACATGAGTGACACGATCATCGTGGCGATCATCGCCTTTCTGGGGACTCTGATCGGCTCTGTGGCTTCCGTGTTTGCCTCCAGCAATCTCACGAAGTATAAGATCGAGGATCTGACAGAGCAGGTCAAGAAGCACAACGAGGTCGTGGAACGGACCTATAAGCTGGAACAACACGCAGCCGTGATTGATGAGCAGATAAAGGTCGCTAACCACAGAATTCAAGATTTGGAGGACAAACACAATGGGAAAGATTGAGAATGCGGTCCAGATTGCTCTGGGCATAGCGAAGGACGACTCTCATGGATATGATCAGATTCACAGGTGGGGAGACGATTACGACTGCTCTTCTCTTGTGATCACGGCCCTTCAGCAGGCTGGGATAAAAGTGGCAGATGCAGGTGCTTCCTTCACTGGGAATATGTATTCTGCTCTCCTGAAGTGTGGCTTCGTGGATGTGACCAAGAAAGTCACACGCACCACAGGCAAGGGTCTCGAGCGTGGAGATGTTCTTCTTTATCACAAAGGGAAGACCGGCCACACGGCTTTTTATATTGGTGATGGTCAGATCGTACACGCTTCTCTTAATGAGAAGGGAACCACCACAGGCGGTAAGACAGGAGATCAGACAGGTAAGGAGATCTGTGTGAGGTCTTACTATAACAGGCCGTGGAGTTATGTCCTCCGATATGAAGAGCAGGAAAGCTCCCAGGAGACAGTCTACACGGTTAGGAAGGGAGACACGCTTTCGGCTATCGCCAAGAAGTACGGCACCACTGTCGATGCTCTGGTAAAGCTGAACGGCATTAAGAATCCGAACCTCATCACTGTCGGACAGAAGCTGAAGATCTCCGGACAGGAATCAGCTCCTGCACCGTCAGCACCGAAGACCTGGAAGGGAAAGGTCTGTACTCAGAAGCTTCCACTCAATATCAGGAAGTCGTCAGATCCTAAATCGACAGTTATCGGCACACTTGCCAAGGGATCGATTCACGAGTTCCAGGGTGATAAGGTGAACGGAATGTACCAGCTCGCAGAGAGAGCAGGCTGGTGTGCATCTTCCTATATTAATAAGGTGTAAAAAAGGAAGGCACGGCTTCCATCGGTATTGTGTAGTTCCGCATTGACTGAGAATAACTATTTTTCCATACATATATTCGTCATGATTTACCCCAGGCCGTGCCCTGGGGTATTTTTTATTGCTCGATTTCCACCATTTTTTACACCATGAAAATCAGAAAATCCCCGAAACCTTTACAGTTCCGAGGATTTAAGTGGTGGAGCATACGGGACTTGAAC